CAAACATTTGTTTTGGATGATATGGATGTTCATAATATTGAGGAACCTAAATTAGAATTATTGCCTGATTTATTAATTGATGATATAGAAATTTTAGAATAATTGCGTAAATTTATAAATAAGATTGTGAATTATTATTTTAAATGGACAATATATTTATGTTTGCAGGTATAATATCAGTAGTATTTTTAATTGTAAAATTTATGGAAATGAGATTTATTGAAAAAGAAACAAAACCTTTAAAATTATTAATTAGAGATGCATTATTAGTCTATTTTAGTGTTATAGTAAGTTATTTTATAATAGGACAAATAAAAACTAACTTAAATGGTGGTTCAAATAGTTCAAATGTAACTCCTGTATTTACTGACAACCCTGGATTTTAGTGAAAATTTAAAAATTTAGAAAATTATAAATTATATTATTTCATTTGATTAAATGAAATAATTAACGTCCTGTCCAAACTTTAACAATTTTTGGTATAGTATTATTAGTAAAGTTATTTATATATTCATCAAAAGAATAATGTCCCCATTTGTAGTGATTTGTTATATTACCAAATATTGATTTTTTTTGTAAAATTTTTGGATTATCATTATAAAAAATACAACCTAATATTCTTTCTAAACAACACCTATCTTGTCTGCATTTTATACTACTAATTAATTGTGTTATTTTGTATTTTTCTTGTAATTGTAATAAAAAATTATGATTTATATAAGATTGTACTCCAAAACAACCATACCATTTTATTTGTGGCATCCCTAATACTTTATCATTTACAAGTTTTTGTTCTATTGAATATGAGTTTTGAAGTGATTTTGTTATTTTTAGTGTATTATCTATATTTTCTTTATCAGAGTTAAAATACCATAATGGTATAACATTTATATTATTTAATATTTCAAAATTTACTCTTTTATGAAAGAATACACTATCATGTATTATTATAGCATTTTCAAAAAATTTATTTTTTATATAATAATAATATGGTAATAATTCACCACGACCATGAAATTCTGATTGTATTACTTCAACATTTTTATAATTAAAATCTGCTTTAACAAATTCTTGATTACTATTATCATCTATTATAACAATTTTTTTATATGGATATAAACTTCTTAATAATTTTACTGAATGATTCCAATATTTATTTGTGTTTTCAGAATTAACATGTCGTGTTATAATAAAACCAAAATTGTTCATTCTTTTTATATAATAATATGTGAATTTAATTTGAAATATATAATTTTATATATATGATGGAATACTATCTATATTTATTATTTCTGTTGTTAAATCTGTTGTAAAATATTCGAAAACTTTAAATTCTGGTCTTTCTAATTGTGCTTGAGGAGTATGATTATGAACACACCTTGCGATCATTTTATATAATTTAAAATCAGGATATCTATCCATACCGTTATTTTTATATAATATATTAAGTCCCTTATCATCCAAACACCATTCAAAAATTAAACGTTTTATTGGGTCATTACAATTTTTTATATTCTTGATTTCTTCAAAATCGTCAATGATATAATCAAATATTGAGCAAGCTAAACGACATATATCAAAACTAAAATTAGGTTCTAATCTTGGTTTTTTTTCATTTAAATATGGTTCTATATTATATTGGGTTGCTGCGTCACCGCCTGCTTGAAAACTATCACTACAAAATATTTTATTGTCAAATTTATATATACTTCTACCAAAATCTATAATTTTAAATATACGTCCAAAAGTAGGAACCTTATAATATTTTTTTTTATAACAATAATAGATAAATTTTTTATTAGTACTATTGTACATAACATTATTAGTGTGTAAATCATTATGTGTAAAACTAAATACTTTTTGATATGTAATTAATATCATAATTATTTGCATAAATGCAGAAAACCATTCCTCTTGAGTAAGGTCGTTATTTAAAATTAATTCATCAAATGTATTTTCACAATATTCCATACATATTACTTGAACAGGAAACTTAGGTATAGTTACATTAATTACTTCCTCTTTACTATCTTCATCTGTATCAACATCTTCCCAATTTTCATTGTCATCATTGTCATCATTGTCATGATTGTCTTCATTGTCTTCATTGTCTTCATTGTCTTCATTGTCATCATCATCTTCATTATCTTCATTATCTTCATTGTCTTTAATTTCACAATTTTCGCAATCTTCATCATTTGTATATGATGACCTAGATGAACATGTGGAATTAGAATTTAATGTTACTTTAATAGTTTCTTTATTATCTAAAAAATCTGTTTCTGTTAAATCAAGTAATTCAATAGACATATCCTTTAAATCATTAAGGTCTATATGGTTTTCATCAAATATATTTTCAAAAATTTCATTATCAAAAGATTTTACAGATAATTGTGAATTTGCAGTAATATTATGTTGTATAACAATAGGTTTAAGTTTTGTGTCTTCTGATTGAAATAGATGTTGATAATCTTCTATCTTAAATAATATATTTTTGTTTTTATTAAAAAAATCAGAATTATTTAAATAATCAATATCATCAAATACATTTAAATTAAAATCATTTTTTATTCCTAAAAAAGAACCATAAAAATCAACACCATGCGTAAAATTATGCGAATGAATTAAAATACTAGATAAATAAACAAATAAACTGTCAACATATGCGGAATTATTTGGGTCTAAAAATTTAGGATGACAATCATCTTCACAAAAATCTAATTTGGGAAGTGTAAATATATTTTCACAATTGGTATTATATTTACCAATTAGGTATTTATAAGGGTCTAATAAGGGAGCTAATTTAAAAAACACATCTTTGTCTTTAACTTTATTATTAAATATATTTTTTATTCTACAATTATATATTTTTGAATCTTCAATTTTTTCATTAATTTTTGAAATATAAAATTTATTATTAAAGTTAACATTATTAAAATTTGTATCATTTAATGAGAAGAATCTTTTATAAATAGGAATATAATTTTGAGTATGTGAGAGAAATAGTAAATTAGAATCTTCTAAAGAACTAAAAAGTTCAGTATTTTTTCGTTTTTGATAATCAATAATCATTCTTTAGCTAATTAATATATAAATTATATCTGTTTTTAACTTATTTATAATTTATATATTTATTACCTTAAATATTTATAATTTACATAAATTACAAATATAATTATTATATAATTTATTACGTTAAATATTATATTTTTATTTTCTGTTTGTCTAATAATGACATTAGAATTAAAAAAATTTGATATGAAAAGTATAAGTTTCAAACCAAATGAAAATAAAGGACCAGTAGTTGTATTAATTGGTAAGCGTGATACAGGCAAATCATTTTTGGTAAGAGACTTACTTTATTATCAACAAGATATACCAATTGGTACAGTTATATCCGGAACAGAAGAAGGAAACGGATTTTATGCAAAAATGGTACCAAAATTGTTTGTTCATAATGAATATAATACAGCTATTATAGAAAATATTCTAAAAAGACAAAGAACTGTATTGAAGCAAATTAAAAAAGAAATTGAAGCGTACAAACGCACGACTATTGACCCTAGAGCATTTGTAATATTAGATGATTGTTTATTTGACGCTACTTGGACTCGTGATAAAATGATGAGACTTTTGTTCATGAACGGGCGTCATTGGAAGGTCATGTTAGTCATCACAATGCAATATCCCTTAGGTATCCCACCCACACTGAGAACCAACATAGATTATGTTTTTATTCTTAGAGAAAATTACATTGCAAATAGAAGAAGAATATATGAAAATTACGCTGGTATGTTTCCAACATTTGAAAGTTTTTGTCAGGTGATGGACCAATGCACTGAAAACTATGAGTGTTTGGTTATAAATAATAACTCAAAATCTAATAAATTACACGATCAAGTGTTTTGGTATAAGGCAGATAATCATGGTGATTTTAGATTAGGTTCAAAAGAATTTTGGGAATTATCAAAAGGTCTTAAAGATGATGATGAAGAAGAACAATATGATCCTAATGCAGTAAAAAAACGAGGTGCTGGACCTAAAATTAGTGTTAAAAAGGCGAACAAGTGGTAGTAATCTTGCTTTTAATAATGTTGCTTTTATTATTAAAAGTATAAACAATATAAAGACATATATATTATATATTATATAATGGAGACTCTAAATATAGTTGATTTGATTGAAAAAAATCCAATCTCTAAATTATCAGATACATATAATAACAAATTATTAACTAAAATAAAAGCAAATTTTACTGAAATGGAACAACAATTATTTATTAGTTCATTTTATTGTTATTTAAATTATCACCCAAGTAATGACTTTGTAATAGATTTAGATGATGTATGGAAATGGTTAGGATTTTCTACAAAACAAAAATCGTTATTGTTGCTTGAAAAAAAC